TTTTTGTAGACATGTATTCCTCCTAAAAATTATTATTAAGACTATTTGCATAAAAAGTTATGTGAAAGCGTGCAGTACCACTTAGCGCTGTACTTTGCCAACTTAACCTATTCTTTTCTGGTATATTTTGGTTGCTGTATCTAAAACCACAAAGTGCGGGTACGGGGGTTGATAAATCAAATACTGTACCACTTCCAAAACTTTCATTTGCTCCAAGAGCAACACCAAAATCAATATTTCCTGCGTCTACTCCATAATTTGGCATATCTAGATATGGAACTGAAATTCCTGGGTAACTAAATATTACAAAATCACAATGAATTAAATAAACTATTTCATTTAAAGCGGGGTTCATTTTAAAATTAATTTTAGTCGCTGCTATATTCCCCACTATTCTATTACTATATGCTAAAAGTTTTTTTGTTCTTGTTACTGGATAACCATTAATTAAAAAATTATTTGTACGTATATCAATATAATTATAATTTCCTGAATCTGTAATGCTGGGGAAATATAATATTTTAGGTTCTTGATTTTGTGATATATTATTTGTGCCAAGTATTGTATTTGCCTCAGTCAATGGTTTACCAATTACAGGTAATATAGTGCCAATCCCCTCAATACATATATCAGACAAAGTAAAAGGATTTTGCCAATCAGTACGCCCAGTTGGTTGTGATACAATTTTTAATACAATAAAAATATAATCACTTGGTTTTTCTGATATTGTACCCAAATTACCACCATAAGTTTTTATTTCTAATGTAGCCCCCGTGTAATTATCTGCTAGTAATATATTTGTAGTATAATTATTTAATAAATACTGTGCGTTTTGAAACTTGTAACTAGGGTTTCCCATAAAAGACAACGAATACATAGCACCATAACCACCGCTGTTTTTCAATGCAAATTTAATTTTTACATTAAATAACCCATTATTAGCAAATTGTTTTTTACCGCAATATACTACAATTTCTGTACCGTTTGTAGTTAAATCACCAGTTATTGCAATTTCAGGCACATTAATATATTCTGATAATTCACTAAACCCCCAAGATACCCCATCAATTTTAGTAATATCAATAATAAAATTATCAGTGTTATTGTCTTTCAATGATGTTACAAATCTCTTGTAATAATCACTCCACAAAGTAGCACCCGTACTATAGCCTCCCGCGGTGGCTATGTCTGTATTAAATGTATAATTACCACCTTTGTTTAAGAACTCTATATGTTGGCTATATAACTTAAATACACCGTTCATCTCCGCTCTTTTAACATATTGCCCCCCTGTAGTAGGGTCTTGCTCTTGGCTAGGTGGAAACCCTATTTCTTGATTTGCTACAGTTGAACTTGTAATAACAGGTGGCAACACTACATCAGCAGTTGCTGTTGTGCCGTTAGCCCATTTTTTTATAATTGCTATCGGATTAATTAAAGCCATTTTATCTCCTTAAAATGTTAAATTGTCTTGAATTGTATAACTAACACCTGCAGGTATTGGTAATACTCCACTAATTGCAAATATTTTTATTTCTACAGGTTCTAATTTAAAATTAAATTCTATTTTTAAAGTCATAACTTGTGTTAAATTTTCTTTTACTCTTACTTTTTTTGATGTATCAATTGATTGATAATAATAATTTAATATTTTACCAATATTACCCACACTACCATTACTAATTTGTGATAAATAAACTAATTGTAATACTTGTCTATATGCTTTATCAGTTAAATTTTGAATTATGGGAACGCTTTCTTTATACCAATTACCATTATTAAAATTTGATGGCGGTACTAAAAATGGATTTGTCCCGTTATAAAAACCAAACACTTTACGATCCGTTGGGTCTGTTTTTATTCCCCGCCCAAAATTTAATATTTTACCCCAATTATCCAAACAAGTACCAGTCCCAGTTTTAATACTAAAACAATCATTATAAAACTCTTCTTCATCAATTGATAAAATTGGTTTTAACCCATCAATCAATGCTTTTAAATTTGCTGATTTGTCATATTGAATATACATTTTTACACAACCGTTACTACAATATTATTTAAATTAAGTCGTGCTACTTCATTTATTAAAGTGGTAATACTTGTACCAGTTGGGCTTGGGCTTGTACCAATTGTTAACGCCGTGATTTGATATATACCCAATTTAACCACAGGTGCATAAAATCTACCTGCATAAAAAGGTTCGCCCATCTGTACTGGTTCGCTACCATCTAGCCCATAAAAATTATTATATATTGCTTGTTTAATATTTGGTATAGTTTCAGCAGTAAAATTATCATTAATTACTGTTATAGATATATATGTTTGTATTGTATTTGGTATGTCAAATTTAGCCGTAAAATTCTCCCAAGGATATGTGGGGTCTGTATAATTTTGTGTAATACTACCCGTCATACCACACCCCCCTGATTTTTTTTCATATAAAATTTGTGCTATTTCTGAATAATATTGCGTATCTACATCTACACACAAATATATAGATTTAGGTAATATTGTAATACTATCTATTATTATATCAACATTAGTTACATTTTCTCTAATATTATAATCTCTAACATTTTGATTATTTTCCAACGCAGATATAATTGATTTTAAAGTACCACTTGCATTTAAAGATAAAGATATTTGCCTTCTTTTTCGTAAAGCCGTATCAGTCTCTCCATCATTACCTAAAATACCATCAGTTAAATTATTTACACTATCCCAACCAGTTATTTTTTGCAATATTCTATTTACAGTATTTGCAGTACATGATATAGCCCCGGTATTTACTGACTTAAAAGTTGCTGTTATAGTACCACCAATTGGTATTATTATTTGTGCTATTGAATAAAATCTATCACCATTTGTATTTAAAATAATGCTATTAATTGGTATAATTGTATTAGGCAACCCTGTTATAGTACAAGTTACAACTGATGGTATAGGTGGTGACCTTGTGATTTGATGAAACGCACATAAACCATCAAGATACTTACCACTAGCAAACGCAGGATCGTATATATTACTTTGCAATAATGCACGGGCACCTTCCACATCAATACCAATTTGTGCTAATTGCTCTACAAATTGCCCTATAATACCACTTGGTGATAAAGATGGATTACCAAATACATTTACAAATACTTGCTGTATTTCTTGAATAATTTGTTCTGCTGTTTTATTTACATAAGACATTTATATCTCCAAAATAATCGGGTGGGCTTGATTTTGTAATTCTATTTCCACATTTAATTTTAATTGCCTATTGCTATCAATAAAATACTCAATATTATTAATATTTTTCACACCGTACTCTTTTTTTTGAGTAGCATTTAAATAGTTGTTTTCATTTTCAATTGCATTGGTAATATGATAATTTATTAAATTTGCATCTAAATGCGGATTTGATAATAAAGCCAAATATGGTATGCCTAAATTAATATTAAATTGATATTCACCTATCCACAATTTAAGTGCTGAAGTTATATTCTGTATTAATTCAGTTGCTTTATCTACAGTAGCCAAATCTCCAGAACTATTTAAATAAATATCCCAATTTTTATTAAGTGCTAAACCTGTCATACCACACCCCCTGTATTATTAGTTCCAGATTGCACCCCGCTATGAGTATGTGCTTTGAATGGAGAGCCATTTATATTTAAATCACCGCTTGTCGTAGATATATTACTACCGCTTATAGTGGTATTACCGCCCGTTACACTCGTGGCAGCCGTAATTGTGCTTGTACCTTCTACCGCACCGTCTAATTTAATATTGGGGGCTTTTATCGTTGCTAATGTATCGGCTTCTACTTTTACATTATTACCCTTAACAGTAGTGTCCCCCGTGGTTATTATATTGATTGGTTTATTAGCCCCATTAATATCTACACCATCTTTGGTTATTTTAACAAAAATTGACGGGGCTTGTCTGCCAATTATACCTAATATTATACCATCATTATGATTAAATAACCTAGCACTTGATGGATTAGACCTTTTCTTTTCTTTCTTAACCGCTGTTATGTCTCTTTGCACATAACCAACTACTACAATATCGCCCGCAATTGGTTCTACTACAATACCCGCAATACCGCCTCTTATTTCTAGTTTAGGTATATTAAATTGTATAGGTGGTTCATATGGCACCCCATCATGCCCTATTTGATATGTAAGACTTTTTACATCAAACGAACCATCTGCATTAATAACCTCAATCTCACATAATAATATTGTATTTATTTGTTTTAATTTATTATTAATTATATATTCCCATTGGTTGGCTTCATTAAATAATAAATTTTGATTAATATCTGTTGCTAACTTCACTTTTAACCTCTATAAGCATAAGTATTTAATTTTAATCGCAATTCCCAAGCCTTACCTCTATTTTGTAATATTGCTACCAATTCATTTATATACCATTCCGTTGATTTTAAAGTCTCCAAAGTATCAGCATATGGATCCTCAATTCCCAAATCTTTCTCTTGATTACCCAACTCTACATCATTTATCGTTAAGTTACTAAATGATAATAACTTTATCTTAGCACCCCATCTAATCATTGGATTAAATCTTACTCGTATTGATATTCCCAATGGTTCCACCGTAGGATAGCCTAACAAACCGTTGTATTTGCTTATAGTCAATTCTTGAGTGTTAGGGTTTTCATCCATGTTATATATTACTAAATAAGGCTCATCTATTTTATATTGCAACCCCGCCTGTGTGGTTAATTGGTCTAATTGATTACGAAAGCTACCCGTTGTGCTAAAATTATCAATTTGCAAATTAGCATTAATATTTATTGGTTGATATATTAATTCTATTCCTGTTTGCGTTTTGTAATTTGTTAAAATCTCTTGAATTAAATCTTTTACTAAATGCGTATCTTTTGCTTCTAAATTTGGCAAATTAGTATTACCTAATGCAAACATATCTTGAGACATTATTTTAAACGGACGGCTTGGATTATTTCTATCTACAAATGCTGTGAATATTTGTCCTTTATACACAATTGGAGGCAACCCATCATCATTTAACTCGTACCCAGCGTATATTTCTACGCTGTTCGTTGGTAGGTATGAACCTGTAAAATATTGCAATTTAGTTAATTGTTTTATGTCGCTATTTAACATACCAAATATTGTTACCATAGCATTCGTAATAAGCACCCCAGTACTTTTACTAAACATAACTTCCATTGTTAAGCCATCAGGACTACCATCAATTAATTTGGTATTAGATTGGGTGCTTTCAAATACGCCTTGGTCTAATATTAATTTAATAAATAAATATCGAGTAGGTAATGCATCACTCATTATTTATCCTTGTAATTTAAAGTGCATGTAACACCAAAATTTTTATAAAATGGTTCCGCTCCATCAATATCATAAAAAAATAAATAACCTTTTAAATTATTGTAATATCTATTTATAATAACTTCATTATTACACTTTATCCCTGTGTCATAAATTACATTGTCAATTAATAAATCACAAAATAAATAATTGTTTTTTGTGTATAATATTAAATCTATTGTTTGTTGGTTAATAATTGTTCTTAATTTTTGATTTGGCAATTGTCTTAAAGGTATTTCTCTTATCACGATGGTGTTACCTCTTTTGTTGTTTCTTTTGTGGATACAGTCCCATTGTCTTTACTTGCACCATTTTCTGAATTTTCTACATCGTCCTCAGGCAACCCATCAGGATTATTAGTACTTATTCTTATCTCTTGGAATACTAAATTTGCAAATAAACCAACTCCATCTCTTAATTCATAATCAAATTGTTTCAATAGCAAATCTTTATATATTTTTAGAACAGGATATTCATTCATTATTGTTAATAATGTTGTATTATTTCTACTATACTCCTGTAAAGATGTAATTACTTTATTAGTTTTATTTCTTAAATTTTCTAAATTGTCTTTTTTGCTTGTAACAAATGGTGTATAAATTGCTTGAATAGATATTGTGAATGGTGTAGATTGAATACTATCACTACTAAAATCTCCTGCTTCTAATGGTTCGTAAGGTATATTGCTTACATTGTTAAATTTAAAATCCCCTAATGCTGTGAATTTAAATACAGTCTCATCATCAGCCTCAGCCTCAGTAGGTTTTTTCAATTTTAAATATTCATTCGTATAAATTTTAAAATTAAATTCTTTCTGTTTTTTACCACTAAAAATATTCATAATTTACCTTAATAACCAAAACTATTCATAAAAGACATAGGATTATTTAAATTATTTTTACCACTAAACACGTCTATAAAATCTTGCGGTGATTTTATCATTGGCAACGAAACATTACCTATACTAATACTTTGATTACTTGTTTTATTTGTTATATTGCTTGTATTTTGTGTATTACCATATTGCATTTTATCCATTGCATATTGATATTGCTGTGCTGGTAAGTTGCCTATTCTTGATAACACACTACTTGCATAATCAGACACACCCGTCTTTTTCCATTCATTGAGTTCATTCATATGCCCGTGATAATAAGCCAAAGCCCCCGCTATATTACCACCACTCAACTCTAAACCTTTTTGCATTCTTATATCTCGCATTTTTCTATTTAAAGCAGGATCAAACATTTCTTTATTAGTAGGTGTATATCCCAATGCATCTTTTGCTGCGTCTTTATGTAATTGATATAACCCAAAAGCCTTACCATTGTCTCCCACAATATTCGGATTGCCACCGCTTTCTTGCATCATCTGTGCTTGTGCTATTAATTCGCTATCACCATGTAACCCCATTGTTTGTAATTTTAATTTAGTTGCACTGTATAAATCTTTTATTTTATTAATTGTAGGGCTACCATTTGTCGCTTTTTCAATTTTTGAACTTTTAAATGCATCAAATAATGCCCCCGTTTTTGAACCTAAAGTATTAATAAAATTTAAAGATGGTATAATAACCTTAGTTAAAGTCTCTGCAAGTGGTAAAAATGCATTTCCAATTGATAATTTTAATTTATCAAATTGCTGTGTCATATCTTGTAACTGTTCGTTCAACTTCATAAAATTATTTTTGTCTTTATCTCCCATAATACCTACTTTTGCTTTTTCTTGCAATTTTGCGTATTCTTCATTTGATAATTTTAGCAATGGTAGTAATTCTGGACTAATACCTAAAGTGGATAATATGGTTCGTTGTTGTTCTTCTGACTTACCTTGCATGGATTTGCGAATATCGTTAATAATATCAGCCGTATTCCGTAATGAACCGTTACTATTCCTAGCATTTATACCAATTCTATTTAAAGCACCCGCAAATTGTGGATTAGCCCCAGTGTTAAGTGATACTAATTGTTGCTCCATTGTAGCAAATAAGTTATTTAGACTTTCAACTGGTATTCCCAATCTTTTCGCCATATTGCCAAATATTTGTAAGTTTGTAGTCGAAACCCCTGTTATATTAGACAAATTATTTAACCTAACTGCTGTATCTTTTAACCCCGTCATTAAATCAGCAATGCCTTTTACAGCCAATACCCCACCAATTGCTACACCTAAACTTTTTAAATTATTAGCAAATGAAACTACCCCAGCATTTTTTATATTTTTGTTAAAGTTAAATAAAGTTTTATTAAATTGCTTAAATTTTTCATCTGTTTTATTGGTGCTATTTTTTAGTTTTTCATGAACCTTGTCAGCCTCTGAAACCATTTCTTTTAATTTATTTTTAGCATCTTTATTTTCTACAATAAATTGTAATATAAACTTATCTAAAATATTCTCAGCCATTCTTAACTTTCTTTATTATTTTCATGTAACACCATATTATTATAGTTATTTGTTAATACAATGTCAAATAATTTTACACATTCATTATAAGATATATCATTTAAATCAAGATAACTACATATTTTATTACTTATTAATACCCCAATAATTTGAGGCATTGTATATTTAACTATCCCATGCGTATCTATTTTTGTACTTGGGCTTATTCTGAATTTTTGCCCGTTAGTTCCAAAAAATCGTTATATACCTCTGTAAAAGTAAGTTTCAATACTTCATATATCAATTTTCCCAAAGTAACCGCACTCTTAACATATAATTCAGTGTTTTCTTCAATTGATACAGATTGATTAAGTGAATTTGTAACTTTTACATGTTTTAAGATTAATTTATATAGTTGCTCTTGCTGTTCTAAACTAGCATTTGATAATAACTCATAAATAGTGTTAATAAAAAGATAAACGGGATTAATATTATCAATTTTATCTTTTTCATTTGCATCGCCTGTTTGTAATACCAAATTTAAAGAATTAATTAATTCATCTTTTTTTATACATTTTGTAAGCATTGGTAAAAACTTCATAAGCACCGTCATTGCGGACATTTCAGCAATAATAAATTGCTTTTCTTCTTTTCTGTCTTTTATTTTTATTGTTGTTGTGTTAAACATAATATCGCCTTTTTATTATTAAAGATTGCCTAAAAGTTTGTGAGAAGTGGCTAGGCAATACCACTTATCGGTTCTAGATACCTATCTCACAAATATACTATAATAATCCCGCAACGCCAGAGGCTAAACCTAAAACGCTACCAAGTATTGTTTCATTCACTTCTGAAGCATGGAATGTGAATACCACAGGTTGCAAATATTCAGCAAATTCAAACCCTTTGAATTTAGTAGTAAAAATAACATTACTAAAAGTTCCTGTATATAAATTTGAAGGACTTGACACAATTAAAGTTGCAGGGTTTGCAGCACCTACAACTTTTTGCACTTTGATTAAATCAATTAAAGATTTTGTACCAGTTGCATTACCTTGTAATGTAATTTTACCTATTATCTTTCTTGGTCTTCTCCATGCAATCATTGTACCATCTATAGTCATATCTGTATCCATGTCTTCTACATCATCTATTTGTATAACTTCATTTACACCAAAACCTTGTGATAATATTGTTGGTACTGAATTTAAAACAGTTTTAACCGTAATTATTACATCGGATGCTGTAGCATTTAACAATAAACTCATTTATTTTACTCCTATGCAATGTAAGTATTTGTGTTATTAATTGTAAAGAACCCGCCGTTATTTGCATACCATAGTTGTAATTTCATGGCAGGACGGTTTGCTCTACCACTCGGTGCAGGTGGTGTTATTTTTATATAATAACCATTGTTAGTTAATAATTCGCTTATATCTATACCCGCTTGTTGTTTTAATATTGCTTTTTGTGCTTCATCAAAAGTTTTACCAGTTTGCACCACGTCATTTGTTAAACCTTTATTCATCACATCAATAACAGATGCTTTTAATAAATTCTGTCCTATTGAACCATAGTCTAACTTACCTACACTAGCCAATAAAGTCGCCTCAGCAATTTGTATTTGGTCTGCTAACCATGCATTATTTGCTTGATTATCCATGAATTTGTAAGCACCTGTGATATATCCATTACAAGACAATCTAAACTCGCTATTCGCACTGTTAAAATTACCGTAAAAATTCACTTTTTTTTGTATCAATGCCTCATAAGAAGTATCGCTATTTGCAGACACCGCTAATCCACTTTGCTGTTTGTCTGATAATAATATCGTTGTATTTGTGCCAGTATAATCAACTCCCGCTATCATGCCACCAAAAAACGCCGCATGTGAATAACTGTTATATACAATACTTACTCCAGAGTAATTATATTGGTCTAAAGCATATTTCATTGTGGCATTGTTATTTAAAATTTCCATGTTAGCCTCATTGCTCCAAGCAATATAATTATATTTAGGGAATTTGCCATTACACCAACTCGCTAAGGCTAAAAATTCTACATAACCCACCTCTATGCTTACATTCCACAAATTAGTGAAAGAATACCAATTTTTAGTTACTGCTAATATTTTCTCCATATTTTCAGCAGGTGTTAAGGCTATTGAACCTTGTGATAATATAGCACCATCAGTTTGTTTTAATTTTAATAATGAACCAAGCCCAATACCTGTACTATCAACCACATAACCTACTGTTGATGTACCAGAAGTTACAGCATTGCTAATTGTAAAAGCCTCAGTAGTGCTATCATAAACAACAGTCGCATTTGTTAAAGTACCTCCCCTTATGTCAGCCTGTAATAAACTTGCTACATCTGATAAACTTGTAGCACTTGATAAATCAATTGTTGTTACATTTACAGTAGCCCCATCAAATACTAATGCTAAAGAACCCGCAGTTACCGCTTTCAATACGCTCAATTTATCTATACCAACTATACCACCACGGATGTATGGTGCTATTGCAGTATCAATATATCGTGCAAACCTAATAAACCGCGGTTTAGATGGTGAATTATCATAATTTTTAAAATAAGAATTTGCAAATATATATTCGTCGCTATTTAACCCAAAATACTCACCCACCAATTCAGCCGAAGTAAAAGGTAGCACAGATTGTGTAGTATTATTTGGTATTAGTGAATTTTTTGTTAGTACTGTGGTTACCAAATCAAGTCCAGTAGTACTAACATCAATAACAGCATTTGTTATTGATATTATCTTATCTAAAGATATTGCCATTTATTTTATCTCCTTTTTAAACAGACGGTGCATATGTTATTTCATTATCAAACAATTGAGTAGCCAACGGTGTATCTAATATAGCCGAATTACTAAATAACTCAAATTTAAAACTAAATCTTTTTATATAATTCTCATTATCTAAAATATCAGATAAATTTACAATACTATAATATCTACCAGTACTTGTATTGTAACTTTCTAAAAATTGATTAGCCAACCTACTATTGACTACAGTTCTCATAATCTTGGCATTTCTTTCAGCCAAATCACCATAAAAATCTAATTGTATTATATTTATATCACAAGCAACTACCGAATAACTCTCAGTATCTTTATCGTATAACTCAATAGGTCTCCCCGTTGTGTTACTGTCTAATTTTGTTATTACTATAAAATCGTTGTCTTGAGGTATAAATGAATTATTTTGAAAGCCCTCAAATATGTTATTTTTATGTGTATATAACAAATTATTACTTTTAGTAACAGTAACCAATTGACTTATTGTTATTGTATTGCTTGTTTTTGCTGTTACAAAGCAAGGATTGGGTATATTGTCGCCTATTATTACATCATTTATATTTATATTGGTAGTAACTATATTTGTAATTATATTACTATTTGTAGTTAAGTTACCATTTGTTTGATTGCCAGTAAAAACTACTAACATATCATAAACTCCAGCCAAATTATCTGATGTTATATTCATTGCTGACAACCTACAACACTACTCCAACCAGTAGCATATTTACTAATAACTTGTACTATTTTATATTCTAAATTCTCACACACAATATAATCCCCAGCCTCTGATAATGCTTTATTAAGCCCAGTTATTGTGTCTGAATTAATATAAAATTTTTTATATATTTTTGTTAAATTAATATTATTGATATGCTGTAATTCTTGTATATTTGCTAAATAAACCCGTGCTTTTGTATTTACAGTTGTATATGTAGGTGTAATAATGCCTTTATTATTTATATTACCGTTAAATAACTTCAATATAATATTAAACTCAGGTGTTATATTATTTAACACAGGTGTTACTATTTTATGCAAATTTAACCCAGCCATTATATTACCTCGTATGATACTGATTTTGACATCTTACCAGTATGGACTAAAGGCTTACCAACTCCACCTTTTATCTTGATAGTTAGTGGATGGTTTGCTTGAAACTCCCCGTCTTCTATCATTTCACGAATAGCACCTTCTACAATTTCACCAAATACATGTAGAACTTTATCTACATTGTACTCATATTTAACTATCAATTTGTCTATTAATTTCGCCCATTTGTTCTCATTTTCAGTTGCTGTACGATGCATAAACGGGCGGGGCGGTATTGTAATAAAATTAGTGCTATCTTTTAAATGAAAGCCGTATTTATGAAACAATGCTCTCGTTTTATCAGTAACAGGCACTTTAGCCCCGTATTCGTTAATAATTGCTATTTTAGATATTTCTCTTTGCAAAAACCCCACATTTAGCATTTGTTTATTAGTAGCAAACTTATTAAGTTTATTTAATAAATCACTATTCTTAACTCGTTGTACTTTACTCACCATAAGCCACCCAAGTACTCCACCCCAACTGTTGTATTACAGCCCAGCACAACGCACCGTACTTGCTTTGGTTCCACCAAGCACTAGTCCGTGTTACTTTAGTGTTAAACTCAATTGAGGTGCTAACATCTCCCTCATTAGCCGAACTAATTCTACCTACCAAAGACGCACCCGTGCCATCAGCACCATATATTGTACTCAATATGTGTGCTAATACAAGACACGCCCAATAATACTGTTCGTTTTCATCGCTGTATCTTTGAATAGCCCATTGATAAAAACTTTTTGCATTATAGTTAAATAAATTAGTCAGTTTTGCATCAGCAATCGTTGCAAATTCTGGATAGTCTAATTTAAAATTGGTAGGATTGAATGTTTGCATTATTTGCCTTCATTTAACAAACCGCCACCACTTGGAGCCACATAACTTTTAATAGTAGGATCCACGGGGTCTGTAGCCATTCTTTCATTTGCTTTATCTTGATACTTCGCTTTTGCTGATTTGTCTTGTTTGTCAGCATAAATATAACCTTGTGCTAAAATGTGAGAATACTTTGTCTTTATCTCTTCCCAAACATTATCTTCCACATAAGTCATACCATAAGCCTCACCAAAACCTAACTGTACGGCTTGTAAGTTAGCCCCGTTAATAATAACAGAGCCACCACTTGTTAAGGGAAACTCTACATCCATATATTGCCTATTTATTATATACATGTTTTTATCCTTAAATTATTAATTAAATACCAGTCATTGTTGCAATTGCAGCAGGTAACCTAATAATAGCACCAGCAACTCCCGTACTTGCTTTTTGCTTAATTGAACTCATACCCACAACTGTATTACTATACATTGCTTGGAATGTAAAACCATTTGATACTGTATCTACATCATTTACTTTATCTAATATCAATTGACACAAATTACCACTATCTGCATCACTTAATTTGTACTGAGAAGCAGTAACTACACGAATGCTTGGGAAAGTTGATTTTATATATTCTAATGCAGTTCTACCATAAATATTTGGTTTTACTAAATATGTTTGGTCTTGCGGTGATAAGCATAATATCATTGGGGTGTTTGTATCTAAATTTACATTATTTGCTAATTTATCAACTATACCATTAAACATTAATAAAATATCATTCACAATCTCAGTATATTCTTTATACTTCCATTTTGCACTTGCAGGTTTAGAAACACTCGCAGGAGAAGGTATTGCAGCATTTAAATCGCTATCATTTAATAACCCACGAATATTTTTACCTCTAGCAAACCCATTGAAAAATATATCATTTTGAACCAATACTAATTTTCTCGCGGCACCTTCTCTTTTTAGAGATATTGCATCTATTTTCGCAGCCGATAAAGTCGCAACTTCTAAATCACCGTAATTAATTGCAGTGCTATATCTATATACACCACGGTTCTCATAATTTAAGTTAATATCAGAAACACTTGGTTCATCTTTATCATCATAGTCGCTAACATTACCACTAAACGCAATTGTTGGGAATGATAATGAGTTAGTTTCTAAACTACCCTGTTGATAGTCTCCACCAATTTCTCTAAATGCTACTTTTTGAGTAATTTGTTTGATAACTTGGTTTGTATAAATAGTAGTCATAAACGCAGGAACGCCAGAACTCGGAGTATTAAATGATGCATCTACGCTATCTAATGCTAATTTAATATCTTTTGCTTCTTGATATGAAGACGCTAAATATTGAGGATTATCACCAAATATAATATTTAAATTGCTTTGATTGTAATTATTATCAAAAGCCATCTCACTAGTTAATTTAATTCTATCTAAATCAATGTTTCTCATTATTATACTCCCATCACATCAGATACATTGGATATTTTTACTAACTGTCCCGCTGTCAATTCAGAAGGCACACTAATAAATTTAAAATTGGTTTTTGTATAAGTGGTCATAGTACCACCACCATCAGCCACCACTTCACCAGTTGTATTATTAATATATACACTTGAACCAGTAGCCACAGGATTAGAACCAACCACTGTAACCAATTTTGCATAAAAAATACCACGGTTTGCAATTTCGCATGGATATTTATCAAGTATAGTTAAATTTGCACCAGTAGTAATCCCTTGTGTTAAATTCACATTTGAATTATTGCGAACCACAAACCCCGCTAATTGTGTGTTTGTACCTTTCGCTTGTGCCACTTGATTGTCTGTATTTAACACAAACCACGCAAATGTACCAATTTTAATACCGTTTGTTTCATTTACGCTATATACATTTGTTGGATAAAATACAGTAGTTACAAAACCACCTTCGTAACCTTGTGTTAAATCTAATTGTGCTTCTTTTTGAAATGCCATTTTATAAACCCCTTTCTTTCAATGCGGTTTCTAAATCTATAACACCATTACTATCATATGTTAATTTAGTAAGTTCTTTTTTGTTAATACCTAACACACTAACTGCTACTTTCTTCGCTTTAGTGTCTAGCCCATCAAATGCTATTTTATTATCTTTCAATACTTTGTCATACAAAGCATCAGCATTATCAAACGCAGTGCGGTTAATAACCCCAATGTGTTTTTCGCACAACTCTATTGCTTCGTTATACTCACGCAATTGTTTATTTACTTCATTTTTAATTAATAATTTCAATGAATTACTATCCATTGCTGTTTTTTTATCGTCTTTATCTTCTTTGTCTTCATCCTCAGCCTTTTTATCTTTGTATTCTTCTTCTTTGTCTTCATCCTCAGCAGGTGTTAAGAATTTAAGAAGTTTCTCTTTCAATTCTGGATCGTTTTGTAACATATCCACAATTTTGTCAAATTCGCTACCTTCACCAGTCTCTTGGTCAAGTGCTATTTTCTTTTTACTCACTTGTTTTGCTCCTTCTAAAACAATTTTTTCATCATTAATTATTGAACTTGGGTTTCTTGGATTTTCTACTTGTGCTACATGGTTCGCAGATAATTCAGTCATAATTATGTCATACGCTTGTCCTTCATGCACTCCGCTTTTTATCACGGGAGTATATCTATAACCCGCAGATAAACCTTTTTTACCACGGGCTTCAATTTGCTCCACGGCTTCTTTATCCCATAGCACTATCGAACAAATTAAATCCTTGCCATCAAAATTAATATCGCTTGATAATGTACCAATAACATTACTTTTCGGTATATCATCAGCATAAACAACTAAATGAGTATTTAATAATGGCATATCTTTAAATGTGTCTTTTGCTTTGTCTATCTCGTCAGCAGGACGGTATAATTTATATATTTGGTCGGCATCTAAGCCTAATGATTGATGGTTAGGTATTTCTCGCCCAAGGTACTCAAATACCCCAGCGGATGTGATAATACAATTCGCTATTCTTGTAAATTCGTTATCGTCAGTTGTTCTCTGACTATCGTTAGCAATGGTATGCTCCATATCGGCACTAACCACCTTTTCTAACACAGCCGTTGCATATGCATATTTATTACTGATATTATTTTTTTTAGCCTGTAAAATAGCATTATCCCATATCTTTTCTAATTTTTCTACAGATATGTTTTTTTCTTTACTTATCTTTTCAATTAAATTATTTGGCATTTACCTTATCTTTTAACAATATTTTAGTTAAGCGCTCTATGGTTTGTATAACTTCTATTAAATTTAATCTTATTAGTTAATAATAACTCTTCGTAATTATCAATCTTATTAAGCAACTCTTTTATATACTCAGCTGCTTGTGCCATCATTCTGTCGCTTTCTATTAATTTCTCTTTTAATATATCATCTGATAAAAATTTAGCATACTCAAATAATTCATTTTTTTGATTTTTAGTTACTTGTTTTTTAGTTACTTTAGCCATAATTTGCCCTTTTTTAAAATAAAATAAAATGTTGTCAATTTATTGTCAATTTTGTAAAAATAAATGCCTCATAATTTTTGGAGAAACTCGAACCGCTTCACAGCGTTTTGAGGCATTTGTATTAATATAACATAAAATCAATTAGTTGTCAAGTATTTTTATATTTCTATAATCGGTACGCTGTAACAATTGCAGTTTATCTTTTCAGCAGGTTGTATATATTCACCATCAATATAACAGCCTTCTTCAATATTATACATTTTATTATTAGCATTGAGGTGTGATTGTCTTGGTTCTTTACTTGCCGTACTATGTTTCCATTTTGCTTTAGTAAAACCTAAGTCCAATTGCCTCGCTCTATTTATTACATTAGTAGAATAGTCAAGTTGATTTTTAGCAATTGCTTTTACTCTTTTTTTACTTATTGTATTTATTTTTGATAATTCACTTTCTAAATAAGTAAAATCTCTACCTTTATTTATCGCTTCAAACACCGCATCACTTATTTTTTGTTGATATTGTTGTGGTATATTTGTAATTAAGTTTATTTGCTGTTGTATTAAATTTTCATTAGCAATAACTAACCGTTTATTTTCTTTGCTAAAATTTACAGTTAGTTTTTCTGATAATAATTTTATATTACTATTATTCACTAATTTATTATGCTTATCTATTTGATTAATAAACTTATTAGCAATTAGTGGGGCTTTTTTTCCAAATAATTGTACCCATTTTTTAAATAACTTTTTAATTAAATTGTTTATTGTTTTGGGTGCTTTATCTAATGCTATTTTAGTTTCTTGTTGCATATATTCTAACTTAATATTAATAAATACATCTTCAATCATTATATCAATTAATCGTTGTAATGATCGTTTGTACTCAAGTCCAATGCTATTATTTGGCTTGATTGCCTTTAACTCTATGATTTTACTCATTGTCTTCAATTTCAATATCATCAAGATTATCAGTATCTAAATTAGCATAACCATTATCTTCATTGTTAGCAATAACTTTCCTGACTTCACTTGTAGATAATATACCCGCTTCCACTCTATTTTTTTCAGCTTCAGAGTTAAATTTATCTATTTGTGCTAATTCTAATTTATCAGCCTCATATAATTGCCCAAACTTAATATCTATGTCATGGTCTATTTTAATACCCTCATTTAACATTATCATATGCACCATAGACATCAATACAGGTTTTGCCATACTTTCTCTGTAATTCTCTACTAAATCATACCAATTGCGGTGACTACTTTCATCATTTGTACTAAAGCCACGGGGTGCTATTCCCAATAACTTCGTTGCTGGTACTTGTGTTATTGTACACAAGAACTCAATATACCTACTAAGCAAATCATCAAGTCCGCTTACAGCCATTTGTGTTTGAATAACTTCTTCCTCATCTTTTGCAAATATAAAAGCCCCAAAGTTATCTCTACCGTTTATAAATGATTGTATCCTTGCTTTTGCTTGTGCTGGGTCTGTCAATGCATCAGGTGATAAACCAACTAAGCAAAGATTGTATCGTTTGATTATTTCTTTTATTTCTTTTTTTATTTCTTCTACATCCATAACCGCTTGTAGTATTTTTTGTGTTAGAGATATGCCATAAAACCAATAAACAGGCTTAATAAGTGTAGGTACAGGATTAAATACTACCTTAATCATCCTACTTGAATGAGTTTCCTCGCCCATCACTGTGTATAGTTCAGGCTTATAAAAGTCTTTCTCTTTCGGTTTGTTAAAATTCACAGCAACTGGACTACACCATTGTGGCTCTATTACAGTAAAATACTCAAGGCTACCTTTTGTTATTGAAGTTGCATCGTATTTTATTTTTTTGCTTTGTTTATTTTCGTCGTTTTTTAGTTTAGTGAATATTTGACAACCACCTAAACTAACCGCTGTTAGTAATGCTTTATGTAAAACCTCCTTAACTTCGTATTCTTTTATTCTGTTATTTAACAACTTAATTAATTCGCTTTTATCTGAACCGTCCGTACTCACCAACTCAAACCCACCTCGCATTATCTCATCAGCATATACTTTACAAGCATTGTATATTAGTGGTACTTGTTGATATAATATCAATGCACCCCACCCAAGAAATTGATATTCTTTAGTTAGTTGCGTATCATACACCGTTTGATATAAATTACCAAACATTGCAGGGTTGTTATCCATTGCCATATCTTGTGATTTGGCTTGTGCTGTTTTTTGTTGGTCAAATGCAGTTATGTATTTATCGTTAAGTTTATATTCTTTTTTTTCTTTATGTATAGTTGCATAT